GCGTTGCTTCGTTCATGGTCTGAAGACGGAACGCTCACTAAAGAAGAAGTTGCAGCAGCCTTCGGCAAAAAGGGCTAGTCGTTATGCCCTCGTAGGGGTTGTACTTTCCATTCTGTTTCTGTCCTCTAGTGCCAGCGCAGTAAATCCAATCATCACTGGTATTTCTGATTACTGGTTTGAATACACCGTGCCAACACAGTTTGAAGCACGGACATACTACATTGATGGGTACAACTCTGACCCTCAACTGTGGCTATATGACGAGCAAGGGACTTTAATTGTCAGCAATGACGACCACTTTGGTTTGCAATCGTACCTATCTTTAGAGGTGCAGCCTGGTCGGTACCGTCTGCGGGCTGGTACTTGTTGTTGGCAACCCGATGTGTGGCGTGGGGGTAACGGTTGGAATGAACGGTATGAGTTGAGTTTTAATGGAGAACCAGCAAACACAACAACAACTGTTGCACCGACAACAACCACTTCGTCTACTAGCACGACTACTTCTACCACCTCTACGACTAGCACCACCACAACATCTACGACGACCACCACAACATCCACATCCACAACATCTACGACGACATCCACAACAAGTACGACATCTACAACCCTTGCACCAACGACCACAACAACGCTGCCACCAACAACAACCACGGTACGCCCAACGACAACAACCACATCGTCTACCACCACCACAACAGAAGTGCCCACAACAACCACAGAGTTGCCAACAACCACAACATCTACTGTTCCCATTCCTCAAACAACTGTTGCTCCATTGCCTGTGCTAACCACGACAACGGTAACCATGCCAACAACTTCAACAAGTACATCTACTACCTCCACTACAACAACGACGACAACGCTACCACCAGTGGTTGTGCCTCCTGTCGTAAGTCCTGAACAAGCAGTGGCTCTGGCTACAAGTTCTGAAGCGTTGGCTACCATCACCGCAGCAGAAGCAACCCAAGTCTTTGACGCTCTGGTAGTTGATGACTTAAGCGAGGAACAACTGGTCGCCCTTGTCTCGGCAGTTCAATCCGCACCCGTGTCTGTCAGAAAAAGTTTTGAGAAGTCAGTCAATGTATTTGGTGGGGCTGTAGACACCTATGTCCCCATCGGTTCAACGGTACCTGTCAAGACTCGCCGTGCCCTCATCGCCATCACAATCATGACCTCGCTCATGGTTATCCCAACTAAACGAAAGTGATAAAGTACAATCTATGCGTAAATACCTAGGAGCCATCATTAGCCTCTCGCTGTGGTTAACCAGCACTGGACTTATGCTTATCACCCTGTCTGGGGATACGCTCAACAAGGCTCTATACATTAGTGCAGCAGCCTTTGTTATTAACATACTTGCTATTGCTTTCGGCATTGGCATTGACGAGGAATAAAATGCGCAAGTATAATTACTACCCTGCTTTTGATGGTAAAGGCGCACAGCCTGGCACTGAGAAACTATCTGCTCTTTGTTCTGCCCGTTGGAAGACTAAGAATCTGGGGATTTATTCTCCGAGATTGATGCGTAATTCCCACACTGAGGGCAAGAAAATTGGTGACCCTGGTATGGAGAAATGGCTATCAGTTCACGCTACTGGGGCTGCGGTAGATATTGGTTACGATGACCGCAAGGTTGGCGTTGCTATGTGGGATTGGTTCTTGGCGCACACTAAGGAACTGGGAATTGAAGAGATGCACGACTACGCATTTGACAAGGATGCTAAAGATGGCAAGCCTGGCTATGGTCGTGGCTTCCGTTGTAGTCGTGGCGAAAACGCTAGTGGGGTAAAACTTTTTAGTGCTGACGATAACGCTGGTTCATTCGGCGGTCAGTGGTTGCACATAGAACTTTCTCCAGAGATGGCGAAGGACGCTGACAAATTTGAAGCAGCGTGGCGTGCCTTGCCTAAGCCTGCATAATGGACATCGTTAGTGTTCTCGCTACAATTGCTGGGTCTATTGTTTCTATCGGCGTTATTTATCGTGGTGTTGTTAGACCAATTTTTCGGTGGGCACAACGACTAGATAAAGCAATCACTACTGTTGAGATGCACATGAAAAACAACGGCGGTGCTTCATTGCGTGATGCTGTTGACAGAATTGAAAATCGTATTACAAAACTTGAGGACTATGTAACAAAGCCTTGGTAGTGCTAGTGTCTTAAGTCCTATGACTAACGAAGCAATTGAAACTCTCCTCTATTTCCTTTCTAAAATCCATGTGCAACCAGCACAACAAGACCAATTCTTCTGGGCTGTTAAACAGTTAGAAGCCTTGCGTAGTAAGCAAACCCAAGCAGCCTAAACCTCTACTATTATTGAGGCATGGCAAATACCCGTGACCTTTTTATGTGCCCGCAATGCGGAGAGATGTGGCTGTCAAAGACGGGGCGGTACTGTGTTGAGTGCCGAGTGGAAGGTGAACCCCTTGATGACCCAACAGACGATTGATTTTGCACCGCAAGAATACCCTGTCGCTCTCGTGTACTGGGCTGATGCGTGTGGCGGCGATGCAGGCTGGCTAACACTTGACGAAGTAGAAGACGACGGCGAAGTTCTTGTGCAATCAGTAGGCTTTCTTGTGCCTGTTGGTGACGCTGGTGCTAAAGAAAACCATGTGACTTTACTGCAAACAATTCACGATGGCGAAGGTATCAACTTGTTTTATATCCCTGTTGCAATGGTCAGGAAAATTGTTTTACTAAACGCTTGACATTGACACACCCCACCTGTACTCTGTGACGCAACAACTGTTACACAGAGAAGGGGAAGTTAAATGACTTTCAATCGTTACCGTATCCACAAAGAACCACACGGTTCACAAGCATGGCTGAATCAGCGTTACATGGATGAGAAAGGCAACCGCCGAATCTCAGCCAGTGCAGCAGCCGCTATCTATGGCTTGCATCCTTTCGTAAAGAAAGACCACTATGCAGCCGAACAACTATCAGGTGTGGCACCTACACCTATCACCCCTAATGCGGCGATGGAAACAGGCAACCGCCTTGAAGATACCGTTATCACATGGGCAGGTGACAGACTCGGTGTTGAATTTGAAACACCAAAGGAACTGTTCTGTTACGACACAGACAAGGGCTGTCATCTCATCTCCACCCTTGACGGATGGAACGAAGAGACACGCCACATCCTTGAGGTCAAAACCACTAGCCGTGAATACTCAGGCACATTGCCAGACTACTGGCGCATCCAAGGTATCACTCAATACATTTGTGCTGATGCTAAACGTGTCACCTGGGCAATCTTTGACAACACCCTGCGCCTCACATTGGTTGAGCAGGTCATCACTGAAGAAGAAGTTGCTGAACATATTGAAGCAGTGACCGAGTGGCTTAACAGTATTGAGTTGGGCATGACACCATCAGGTGTTAAGTGGTCTTATGAAACCATGCAGACTAGGTATCAGCGTCCCGTGTCACGCAGTGTTGAGTTGCCTAGTGAAACTGCTGACTTAATACAGAGGTTGCGTCATGTACGCAATGAACTTGCATCGTACAAGCAGTTAGAAGATGAATTAAAAGCAGAGGTGTGTGAGTTGTTAGGCGACGCAGACACCGCTATATTGAATGGTGCAACCGTTGCTACTTGGAAGGGGCAGAAGCGTGAGTCATTTGATTCCAAATCATTCCGTGCTGCATACCCTGACCTTGCTAGAGAGTTCACCAAAGAAGTACAAACCCGTACATTTCTCTTGAAGGGAGAAAAATAATGGAAAATAAAGACCAACTACTAGAGGTACTGAATAAGTACGCAGTACCAGACCCAAAGATTGTGGGCAAACTACCCAAGGGCGGAACCCAACTTGATTTCGTAGGTCACGCAGACATCACCCGTATCCTGATTGAGATTGACCCACACTGGCGTTTAGTTCCTATCGCATGGGAGAACGGACGACCAGCAATGAATGTTGTGAATGACATGGCAACCATGTGGTTTGAACTAACACTGCTTGGTACTTCCCGTCTTGCTATCGGCACCGCAAAGTCCAATGCTCAAGACCAGGATAAAATTATTTATGGAGATGCGTTACGCAACGGAGCCATGCGGTTCGGAATTTCGCTCAATTTGTGGACAAAGAACGAATGGGAAGACCTAGACCACAACCCAACCCCATCTAAGCCACGCTCCACAGCCCCCGCCAGTGCCCCTGAGCAGGCTCCTAAGCAGGGTAAACCCAAGACCCTAACCCCACTGTCACAGGCACAGATTGACCAGTTCAACACCGCCTGTGAAGCCAAAGGAATCAACCCCAAGGCTGTCGCTGCAAACGCAGGCATCCCCGACGGCACCCCTTGGATGGAGTCACACCTCCCAGCCCTACGGTCAGCCTTCAAAGAACTTGCATCATTCAAGGACGGCGAGTGATGGCTAACAAAAGAACAGTAGACCCCACCGCTAGTGAAGCATCAGCCCACATCATCGGCTTGCGTGTCACACCATCACAGTTAGAACAGATTGCTTTCTTATGTAAGCAACGAGAAACAAAACGGTCACAACTATTTCGTGATTTAATCCGCCAGGAATTAGAACGAGAACTTGCTAAGTAATGTCCAGTTACGAAGAACTTCTAGACAACATGGAAGAACGAAACAAACTACTGACTGTTCAACTTAAGCAGGCGAAGGCAGAGATACAAGAGTGGAGGCGCATAGCCAATGCGTTAGCCCACACCAGTGCCCTCTCAACAGACAAGAACACCCCACTGGTAGCGCACGAGTATTACCGCAAGTGGGAGCAGAAGAACAGGGCGTGGTGGGGTGTCTAAAGCAAAACAAAAAGGAACTAAAGCCGAGACTGATGTAGTCCTTTGGCTTAGAGCAGAAGGCTGGGTACATGCAGAGCGTCGTGCATTGTCAGGCAATCTTGACAAGGGAGACATTAACATGGGTGCGCCAGTCGTTATAGAAGTTAAAGACCACAAGACAATCACGCTCTCCGAGTGGATGAAAGAACTAAAGGTTGAGATGGCTAACGCCAATGTAACTATGGGTGCTGTCATTGCTAAGAAGCGTGGCACGATGCAGGTCGGCGACTGGTATGCAGTGATGCCTGCCTTTGTGTTTGCTGACTTACTTAAGGAAGCAGGATACTAATGAGTGACTACATACATAAGGACGATGCGTACGCATGGCTCCGAGACAAAGAGATTGAGTTCGCAGAGCAAGACTTTGCCAGGGTGCAAGCCGAGCGTGACGAACTGAAACTTAAAGTGCATGAACTATACACAGAAGTTGAACGCTTATCAAGAGAGTTAGCAAGATGACAGATTTTTTTACGCTCGTTATAATGGTCACCGCAGTTTTTGTTTGTGGCATATTTTTTGGCGACCATTACCGTGACTGGTAACAGTATGCCTAACGGGTCACGTTGGTCATACCAACTAACCGTTGCTGAAGAAGCAATTTGCGCCAGGGTTGGATGGCTACGCCAAGAACCAATGCTTGGGCAACCACAACGCAACATGAATTACTCCGAAGGAGATGTTTGGGAATCTTTACAACACATGATTTGTGCTGGAAGTGAACTGGCTTTTGCTCGGATGATGGGAATGAACGAGTTTGAACCTCATGTCAATAAGTTCAAGAGTGCGTTAGATATACCTGGTTATGGTGAGGTTCGTTATGCGTTCCCTCGTGGTTTTCCTACGAGTTCTGGTCAAGTGAATGGTCTACGCATGACCATCCATGATGATGAAACACTTAAGTACGCACTGGTAGTTGGTGGTTTAGCAAAACGCACCCGACGGATGGCACCTGATTGGTTAGGTGAACCTTATGTTGCAGTTGGTTGGATGTACGGGCATGAAGCGAAGCGTGACGAGTGGAAGTTCAATGACAAAACTTGGTATGCCCCAGTCAATGCGCTACGACTTTTACAGTAAGCCTGATAAACTATTCTAATCCGTTTAACACTTAAGACAGGAGAACTATGAACCCTAACTGACCTATCACTTGACGAAAGGACAACCATGCACAAACGCATCCTCACCACAATCATCGCCCTATCCCTACTATCAGCGTCTCCAGTCCACGCATCCACAACGGACAAACATTCTCACCGTAAATATCACGGTCTTATGTCAGATTATTGGTATGACAGGCTTGCCTCCTGCGAAACGGGCGGGAGATGGCAACACTCCACAAAATCCTACACAGGAGGACTTGGCATAGCACGAGGCACCTGGCAACGCTGGTCAAACAGCACTAGCGCCGAAGGGAAAAGCCCCCGCTACCAAGTACAAGTGGCAGACAACATTGCTTTCCTAGGACACACCACAGACGGGATATTGAAACCTGCGGCTGGGGTTTATGGGTGGGGTTGCGTACGCAACACACCTGAATTACGACGGCTCATTTGCAAATCAACAAACCCAAAAGTATACCGCAAAAGGAGAAACTGCTAAGGTAAAAGTGACACGCATGGGGGTAAACCTGTGGACACAGCAACATATAAAGACAGCCAACGCTTCTGGCGCAAAGTAACCATCGGCACACCCGACGAATGTTGGGAATGGCAAGGGTCACGCCGAGGCGACAACTATGGACAGTTGTATGTAAACCACAAACACCAAGCAGCCCACCGCTTCTCGTTCTTTCTAGCCCACTACTACTACCCACCTGTCGTAAGACACAAGTGCGACAACAGAGTGTGCGTCAATCCCCACCACCTAGAAGGTGGAACACAGACAGACAACATGAGAGATGTAGTAGAGAGAGGCAGACACTTCTATGCAAACAAAACCCACTGCCCACGAGGACATGAATACAACAAAGAGAACACCTATCTCCGACCCCAGGGAAGCCGAGAATGTCGGGCGTGTAGGAAAGAAAGAAAGAACACGATGGTCTTGCAGTAGTTGCAATACCTCGGTAACATTGTTTGTCGCAGTAAAATATGCGCCAACACACACCTGCCTTAAGAAAGCAGGACGGATAACACCACTTAAGAAAGAAGAAGCGGAACCAAATGAGTAACCACATCACAATCAACGGCAAAGTCGGGCAAGAACCTGAACTGCGCTACACCCAAGGAGGCATGGCAGTCTTAACATTCTCCGTTGCCGACACATACGGCAAAGATGACAAGAAGAAAACAACATGGCATAATGTCACCGTGTTCTCTAAACTTGCAGAGAACGTCGCCAATACCATTGCCAAGGGTTCAACTGTCATAGTCGTAGGTCGCTACGAACAAGACGAGTTCACCAAGAAAGATGGAACCAAAGGCAAGAGCCTGAAGTTAATCGCTGATGAAGTCGGTGCGTCATGTCGTTGGAACTCTTGGGTTCAAGACAACAGCGAAGCAACAATGCAGCAAATCGGGCAGGTATTTCCTAGCGCAACACAGGTATCTGAAGACGAGTTCTTTTAATGTCTGACCCACTATCAATGTCATTTGATATGTGGTTGGAAGTTGGCTTAAGACAGGGGTGGGTAACACCGCCCCTATGCCACACCCACGACGGGCTACCCACCACACCTGATGAAGACCAATCCTTTGAGGACGGTGACGACATCTGTATCCACATCTTGCGTCTCTATGCAAACCCACAAGAGAAAGCAGACTGTGAAGAAAACCACTCGCCAACGGTATGGCGCAACCCATTCCCCGAACTTAGACCCATACCCTGACCAGAAATCCTGTGACCATTGCGGGACAGTAGCCCGTGCCCTTGTGGTGTGGACACCTGGACAGATAGCCGACTGCGGTTGCGCTTGCCATTGGGCAAGGCGACATGACTCAACAAAGAAGAAGAACAAGTGAAACACTGGCAAGATGATGCGCACTGTAAAGGATTAGATACAAACATATTTTTTCCTGAAGTCTTCGGTGACCAACAGAACGGCATGATATGGGAACAGGCAAAGAAAATATGTAGAGCATGTCCTGTCACCGATGAATGTCTTAAGTCTGAACTTCCGTTTGAGCAGGCAAGTGGACGGCGTAACGGTATATGGGGTGGGCTAACACCTAAAGAGCGTGAACAGTTGAGCCGTATGCCCATGACTGTACGCATGAAGAAGCCCTAGCCATTGGGAAGGGGTACCAACGACTAGGGCAAATCAAGTGTATCAAATCAGACGGGAATTTTTCGTATCTTATAATGGCTACGCCAGGCCATAGAACAAGACTCAACATCTCTTTCTGCTTGGCTTTTGGTACGGAATTGTGTCGCTCGGCTTGCCGTCCTAGTCCATTTCCATGTTTCTTCCATGTCCCAACGGAAATACTTCATGGGTATGCCACCTACCTCGTAAACCACAACCCAGTTGTATTCGTTTGCAACATACTTTTGTTTGTGTCTAAACATTTTCAACATTAGAACGGCTCACTATGCCAGTAGTCAGGGTCACGCCCCGTACACACAGGACACAGGTCGGTAGGTGTACCCACTTCAATGTCGTAGAACCAGCCGTACTTGAACTCTGACACTCGTGCATCTGTTGGTGTGCCGTAGTGGGTGAGTGGTGATATACCTTCGCACTTGTCGCATTGCAACTTGATGATTACACTCATCTGTTGTACTCATTGACTGAACTAATCCAACACCAACCCGCCAAACCCATAAGGATAAGGCTAACCAGGTATGAGGATTCCATTGTGAAGAACGAACCGAGACAAAACATGAAGCCAGAGAATGTCCGTGCCTTGTAGTTCATCTGGCGTGGTGCATGACCGAGCCTGTCTCGTACCGCTTGGGTGCGGGTGCGTATGTCTAGTGGTTTGTCCCATGATTTTACTGAGGGGTGATTAGGCGAATAGCGTTTCATTGTGTTCCTTCTTCTGCTTTGATAAGTGCTGATAGTTGTTCGGTGGTTACGACTGACGACAATCTTCCGACCAGTATCTCTATTGCGTTTTCTTTTTTACGCATGATTGTGGCAAGTTCGTTTTCTAGTTTGGTTCGGTTCATCACTCAAGACCTAACTTTTCTGCTGATTCATGGTCTGATGGGAAGGTGTCATTTTCGTCGCAAACATATTTCCATATCTTGTCGTCACCTGTGGCTTGCATATCCGCCCACCCCGTAGGCGTTGCGGTAATTGTGCGGTCACAGTGCATACACTTTGTTGTTTCTTTTCTCATTCCACTTCTCCTATCATCGCTTCTATTACTTGTCCGTGTATCCATTGCCCTACTTCGTCGCCTGCCGCGTCCCACTTGTGAAAATCGGTACAGATTCTTTCCCAAATATCGTCCCTAATAGGGTGAAAATCAAACTGTTCTTGTGTCCACCATAAGGCGCACACATTAGCGTCAGGGTCTAGTGCTTGCATTGTCTTAATTAGTTCTGATGCTTTCATGATTAAGATTCCATTTCTTCTACCATGCAAGGGAAATCATCGGCGTTGGTTATGTCTACTGTTGCAAACTCTGCCCAGGCCAATTCTTCTGCCGCGTCCTCATCATCTGCCTGTACCCGTACCGAGTGGCAGAAAACTACATTGTATTCTTTCATCATTCCCTCACACCATCAGACTTAAATCAGGACGGGGAACCCGTTGAACCTGAATATCTTTGTATCCATCTGCTGAATACTCGCCCGCTATTGCTACGGCATCTGTCCATGAGAGATAGAAGTCATTGACCTCTACTCCCCCTACCCATACCGTGTACTTCTGTGTACTCATATCTTTTTCCCTAATTTTTCTTTGATGTCAATGATTGTCTTAACGCCTTTGAGTGTTGTGTGTTGCGTAATGCCACCCTCTACTTGATACCAAACCTCACGACCTAATCTCCTGCCACCCGTATCTGATTTTATGATGGTGTAAGTCTTGTATTTGTGGACACTCATGACTTGACCTCTGCCATTTCTTGCTTTGTGTGTACCATGAGTTCACGCAAATCTGTCGCCAGGCGCGTACGCCCACCATGTAGGTCTATCTCTACTTCTAAGTCTGCCTCTAACATTCTTAGATAGGCTTCAAGTTCCTCTATCATGATTGTGTCTCCCCACAATGTGCGCATAGGTACAAATCTTCATAGCCTTTGGGGTGGACAATCCAATCATGCGTACAACTGGCGAGTAATGCCCCGACAATTTCTTCCTTCGTTGCGGTCATTGGTAGCGTGAGTTTGGGTGAGTCAATCCCAATCCCCATAATTACTATCTCAGGCATCTCTATGCCCCCACTTCCTGATTGTAACGGTCAAGGATTTTTAGACCCTCATGGTATGACCACATCTTGTCGTCTTGTTCTTTGATTTCCTTCTTTGCCATAGCAATAACATTGTTTAGTCTTTTGATTGTGTACTCTGCCATAGCGATAGCATGGCGGGCGTGAACAGTTCTGTTCTTGCGCCTGTCTAGTTCGGTACCGTTCCTGCCCGTTGCGTAACGCAATTCTTCTAAGTAATTTGTCATGATTTATGCCCTCACTTCTGTGTAAATTTCAATCCACTCGCCACCATCAGGCAGGTTGTAACAGTCACGTTCCCACTTCACGAACGGTACGCCCGCATTAGGCGCGGTAGTCCATACACCAAGGTGAGGCACATACCATTCTCCCGCGGGTGCTATCCCGCCCGTCGTTGTTCGTTGTAGGCGCGGTGTCCCTATCTTGTGGATTAGATACCTGGCTCCGTTGTCTTTTATTGTCATGTTGTTGTCCCCCTTCAGAGATTTTGTTTTGTTAGGTGTCACCATATCAAACTGTTAGACAGTTGTCAAGGGTATCTGATGTGACTTCCGTCACAGTTCTTGCGTTATGCTCCTGTGCCAATTCTCATAATCTTGTACTCGTCACCCGTGACATACGCCCCGATTATCTCGCCCGTGCCCGCCGACATTCTTGCCACAATCTCATAGGCATCTAGTGCCGAATCCGCCTCACGCTTGAGCGAGATTAGGTGAACCTTCCCGCCAGGTTTCTTGACCTGTATTTGTACTAAATAGGTAATCATCTGCCCGCCCTGTCAAGTTGGCACCCGTGGCACTCGCAAGAGTTCGCGGCATCATCAGGCAACGCCCGCATAGAGGCGGTGGCTTTCGCTCCCGTGCTAAATGTATCGGTGGCAATGTCGCGGGGCAGAATGTGCCCATACTTGCACCACACAGTCACACGATGCACCCGTGTTTCGTTGTGCATGTCTCCCGCCAATGACTCACGAACCGCAAGCGACCCGCCCGCCAGGTGGCGGAATGAAAGGATACGAGAGTGAAAGAATCGGCGTGTTGTTTCCGAAAAGTAATAACCCTCAACCTTGATAGGTATTTGGTAGGTGTCCCATATGTCGGACAGGTTCGCGGTACGCCCGCGACACCCGTCACACTTGCACGGAAACTCTAGCCCCGTTGTTGTTTGTTCTGTGTCTGTTGTCATGTTTACCCCTTCGGTATTGTCTGCCATCGTCAGGGGCGGGAGACTATCCCCGCCCGACCCCTTGCGGGGTTTCGGCTAGTTGCGCTCGGTGTCTAGTTCCCAAGTCCAACGGCTCGCCAGACTTGGCGACCACTTAGAGAACGAAATCCCCGTGTAGTCCTTCACTTGGCCTTCCACCATGTCGGCACCGTCCCACTTGGTGAGGAAGACACGCATTGCCTTCTTCGGTTGTGTGGTGTGCCAGTTGGTGACCTTGTAGAATTTGTTCGTGTCCATCACTTCACGCCCCAAGTGTTGCGCCACAATGTAGCGATAGACTCGGCTTGGTCACGGTCAAGGCATGGAATCTGAAAAGTGTGACTGTCGGAACTGTCACCCGTTGGGCTACTCACCCAAACTTCCACGGTGACACCTAGCACCATGACCCCTACTACTCGCCCTTTGTGTGTTGTTGTTGTGTTCATTGTCTGCCCCTTCGGCTTCGTTATGTTGGTTTCACTCTATCAACTGTTTCACAGTTTGTCAAGTTATTTGTATGTGACTTTTGTCACGCTCTCAGTCTCCCTATTGCTAGGGCTTCACCTTGATAACTCAAGCGTACAACAATACCGAACAGATGTCAAGTCAATTTACTGTGACTCTTGTCACACCACTATTGCAAGCAAGGTGCTAACTCCTGCAAGCACACAATGAGAACCATTCCCAACACTAGGCGGAGCGCCAGCCTTCGGACGTTCGGGCTATATAGTTGCAAATGCAACGACCTAGGGGTACAGTTTCGGGTGGTAAAGGGGGGTGGGGTGTCCGCTCATAATGTTTGTTATGTAATATTCAGGGGAAATAGTGTCTATCCTACTGACAGGTAGGTAGGGAGCATTATGCAACTGGGGGTGTGCCGAGGCAGGTGGGGGGGGACCAGTATGGTATGTGAGAAATATGTAACCACTCTTTTTGTGGGTGTTCAGTTGGGTGTCACTGTGTGTGGTGGCTGAACACGAAGAGTGTTGTTAAACGGTTGGCTGGGGAGGAGTGTGACTGGCAGGCACGGTTCTGCACAGAGGTAGGAGGGGGAGTCTCCAAACTGGAAAGTTACCTACTTAAGTTGGCAAGGAAAGAAAAAAGAAAAACTTCCGACTTGGAAGTTGGCGCTGGCTTTACTTCTTGCTTCTATGCAAACAACCGCTGGCGTAGCCAAGGGCGTTAGCCGCTTTAGCGGAACCTGATGACCAGCAATCCTGTCTTAGCCTCCCCCACGGTTTAGATACCAACGTGGTATCAAGGTCGCCGTAGCCAAATTCTTTTAGCCGACACCTGAAAGGTTGAACATATGTCGTTGTTCACGCTGCTTGTTTCTCTTACGCAACAGGAGCAAGGGGTTCATAACGGTCTTGTCTGATTGCAGGAAACATCTACCCCAGTTACCTGGTGTGAAATGCCCCGTACCATGCAAACGGTATACAGCCATGCGAGAAATGAACTTGTGCGACGAAGCATAGCAGGTGGTGTTATGATTTCCAACATGGCTTCTAAACCTTCTAAAAACAAACCAGGACCACTTGACGATATAGGCCGTGCAGCCAGTCTCATTAAACGTGGCCTTATTAGCAACCCTTCAAATGCAAATAATTTTTCTAATCTTGATAAAGCATTGGGCCGAAGTGATACTCGTTCTATTACTCAAATGCCTAGTGACATAGCAAAAATTGTTGGTAAAGGTATAACTGAAGTAAAAAAGGATGTTGATTATCTTTTAGGTAAAAAAACTTCTACTCCTATTCCTTCTCCTACCAATCAAGTTATTCGTGGTATGAACCAATCTGGACAAGTTGTTAGTCCTGTTACACCTAACCCCGCTTTAGGACCTATTGGTTCTATAAAAGCATCAACTGTTGCTTCAAAAAAAAGTCCGTTTGGTTCTGCAACGGCAGCAGTTGGAATCACAAAAGATAAAAAAGGAAATGTTACTTCCGCTTTGTTTCCAGAAACTAAAAAGGCTGCTTCTAAAAAGAAGAAGTAATGCCTGAAGATTCTCGCCTTAAACGGGCAGGTGTCACTGGGTACAACAAACCCAAAGCCACCCCTAAGCACCCAACCAAATCACATGTTGTTGTAGCCAAAGTTGGCGACCAAGTAAAACTAATCCGCTTTGGACAACAAGGAGTGTCAGGTTCCCCTGACGGGTCTGCCCGTAACAAAGCGTTCAAAGCCCGCCATGCTTCTAACATTGCTAAAGGAAAAATGTCTGCTGCGTATTGGGCTAACAAAGTTAAGTGGTAGAATAAAACCTACATGGGAACAAAACGAATTGTTCCAGTACAAGACAAAGTTAAGTTCTTTGCTCTCATATCCGCTGGACGAAACATTAAAGACGCTTGCGCTGAGGCGGGTATCCACTACAACACAGGTAGTAGATGGGTTAAGAAAGCGAAAGAACTAGAAGCAGGACATAAGTCTGCTGTTCATAAAGCCGCAACTGGTGCTGGCTCTGGTGGTCGCCAAGAACTACAACACATGAACTTCATGGATGCCATTGATATGCCATCCGCTATCCCCCATGACATGCTTTCCGAGGAAGCCCTACGGGGGTTGGAAGATTTTGATTACTTTCGTCGCCGTTATCTAGGGCGAGTGCCAAGTCCGTGGCAAGTTGAAGCCGCTGTGACTCTTGTAAAACTGTTGGAGTCTGAAGAAAAAGAATTTGTAGTAATCAATGTCCCACCAGGAGCAGGCAAGTCCACCTTGTTTCATGATGTGGCTGTGTGGGCGATAGTACGCAACCGACGGGTACGAGTCATGATTGGGTCCGTGTCGCAAAACATGGCGAAGATGTATTCCCGTCGTATCCGTGAAACCCTAGAACGAGTATCACCAATTCTCCCAGACCCAGGCATGGTTCAAAAGGGATTAGCAATAGATGCAGAAGGATGTTTAACAATTGACTACGGAAGATTCAAACCAGTGGACAAAGGGGCGCTTTGGCGTGCCGATGAGTTCGTCGTGGAGCAACTTGACGGGAATGGTTTGGACAATAAAGAGCCAACTGTTCGTGCATACGGAATTGAAGCAGAATTTATTGGGCACCGAGCCGACCTATGCCTCTTTGACGATGTTGCCTCACCTGACAATGCGAGAGAAAGCGTGGCTAGGGACAAACTTCTGGAAAGATGGGACGGAGTGGCAGAAGCCCGTTGCGACCCAGGCGGGTTGCTGGCTGTTGTCGGGCAGAGACTCGGTTCGGGGGACCTTTACGCTCATTGTCTCGCCAAAGAAACCTACGATATTGAAGAAGACATCAATTATGATGGGGCAGATGTCATTACCCCTGAAGATGTATCTGAAGGTGTACCAGTACGGCAAAAAAAGTACAGGCATATTGTCTATCAAGCGTATTACGAAGACCTTGACACGGGCAAAGAATCTCGTTCTTTCAAATCTTTACCGTATCCAGACGGACCGCTACTAGACCCCAAGCGTCTCCCTTGGAAAGACCTATCTTTCATCAGATACAACAAACCAGATGTATTCAAAGTTGTATATCAACAAGAAGACCTGGACCTAGACTCTAAACTGGTACAACGCACCTGGATAACAGGCGGAGTAGGGCTAGATGGGGTGGATTACCCAGGTTGCATAGATGGTGACCGTCAACCAGGGTATATACCTGAAGGTTTGGCCCACCCGTGGGTATCTATCGTGGCTGTAGACCCCTCGCCCACTATGTTTTGGGCGTTTGTATGGATTATCTATCAACCAAATACCAACCTCTACCATGTTGTAGACATAGAACGAGTCAAACTATCCGCTGAAGAAGTCCTTGGTTACGACACTATGACAGGTGAATATTCAGGGCTAATGGATAGGATGCAGGAACGGTCCTACCAAATGGGTTATCCCATCTCACATTGGGTTGTAGAGATTAACGCAGCCCAACGGTTCCTTTTAGCACATGACTTTGTACGCAAATGGCAAGCCCTACACCGAGTCAATGTGATACCACACACAACAAGCCGAAACAAACTAGATGAATCACTAGGTGTAGAAGCACTACTACCAACAGTTATCAGGTCAGGAGCATTACGCCTACCATCTATGAAGGGCAACTGGAAGACTCTTGCTGCTACAGATGAGTTAACTAAATGGTCACGAGACAAGAAACATGGTACCGACATTGTGATGGCACTATGGATGGCACTACTAAACTTGCCGAACCTTACCGAATCAAAACCACCACCCCGCCAATGGCGACCATCCTGGCTTAAATAAGGCTAATATGTTATCGTTGCATTGTTTGAGTACACTAAAGGTCACACATGAAATCAGTTGAAGAAATAGTTGACCTATACCGCCAGCGTGTAACAGCCCAAGGTCCTATCCTTTCACAAATGCGCCAAGTACGCCAACTAGCCAACGGCGATGTTGTTGTTCCACTAAACGAATTAGACCGCAACACCAAATCTTCAGTAGCGAACCTACTAGTACAAGGTCTTGACCAGATGAGCATGCGTGTATCAAGCACTATGCCAGTACCTTATTTCCCTGCATTGCGTGAAGGTTCAGACCGTTCAATGCAATTAGCCCGTGACCGCAAACGGGCAATGCTTTCTATTTGGGACCAGAACCGCATGAACATGAAAATGCGTCGCCGTGCCCGCCACCTCCTTGCATATAGCAACTCACCTATCTATATCAAACCCAACTTTGACAAACGTATTCCAGAGTGGCAATTACGCAACCCACTAGATACTTTCCCTGCACCTGTTGCAGATGTTGATAACCCAGTCCCAGATAACGTAATTTTTTCCTATAGCCGCACATACGCATGGCTTATCCAACATTTTGGTAATTCAATCAACGGACAACTGCGTGTAGGGCAACCACG